ATAAATTTTCACCTAACAGACAAATGACTACAAAAGATATAGTTATGTCTAAACTATTTAATTAAAAAATTATGGCTACAACTACAAGTATTACAACTACTTATGCTGGAGAATTTGCTGGAAAGTATATTTCTGCTGCATTATTATCAGGTTCTACTATTGCTAATGGCGGTATCGAAGTAAAACCAAACATTAAATTTAAAGAAGTAATTAAAAGAATTGCTACTGATTCAATCGTTAAAAACGCTACTTGTGATTTTGATGCAACTTCTACTATTACACTAACTGAAAGAATTATTACTCCTGAAGAATTCCAAGTAAATTTACAACTTTGTAAAAAAGATTTTAAATCAGATTGGGAAGCTGTACAAATGGGTTATTCTTCATTTGATAATTTACCTCCTGCTTTTGCTGATTTCCTTTTGGCTCACGTTGTAGCAAAGGTTGCTGAAAAAACAGAACAAAACATTTGGAAAGGTGTTACTGCTAACGCTGGTGAGTTTGATGGATTTCAAACATTAGCTGCTGCCGATGGAACTGTTATTGATGTAGCTGGTGCTGCTGGTGGAGTTACAGCTGGAAATGTAGTGGCAGAACTTGGAAAAGTTGTTGATGCTATTCCTGCTTCACTTTACGGGAAAGAAGATTTATACTTATATGTATCTCAATCTGTTGCTAGAGATTATGTACGTTCATTAGGTGGTTTTGGAGCAAGTGGATTAGGTGCAAATGGAACAAACGCACAGGGTACACAATGGTTCAATAACGGTTCACTTTCTTTTGATGGAATTAAACTGTTTGTTTGCAATGGAATGACTAATGATTTTGTTATTGCAGCACAAAAATCTAACTTATATTTCGGAACAGGTTTATTAGCAGACCAAAACGAAGTAAGGGTTATCGATATGGCTGAAATCGATGGTTCTGAAAATGTAAGAGTTGTAATGCGATTTACTGCTGCTGTTCAATACGGTGTTGGTTCTGAAATTGTATTATACACTCCGACAGCATAATTAAAAAAATAAGGGTGGGTAAAATTATTCACCCTTTTTTATTAACTTTTAAATAAAAAAAAATTATGGCTTGTGATATTACATTAGGGCGTTTAGAACCCTGCAAAAATGCAGTAGGTGGTTTAACTAATGCATACTTTATTAATTACGGTGATGTGGCTAGTATTACATACAATGCCACGTATACAGATGCTATTGATTCTGTAACTGGTTCGCCAACTGCTTATAAATACGAATTAAAAGGAACAAATAGTTTTGACCAAACTATAACTTCTTCACGTGAAAATGGAACTACATTCTTTGACCAAAGTTTAAAACTACAATTAAAGAATTTAACTCCTGCGATGCACAAACAAGTGAAACTTTTATCTTATGGCAGACCACAAATTATCGTAGAAGATAACAACGGTAACCTGTTCTATTGTGGTTTAGAACACGGAATGGAAGTTACTGGAGGAACTATTGTAACTGGTGCTGCTATGGGCGATTTATCAGGATATACTTTAGAGTTAAAAGGAATGGAAAAACTACCTGCAAATTTCATTTTAGATACTTTAGCTGACGCTGGTTTCACAGTTGTTCCCGGAACTTAGTATTATATACTTTTTTAAAAAGGGTGGCTTAGGTCGCCCTTTTTTATTTTAAAACAATTTGTAAAATATATTATTATTTAATAAAAGTTGTTATGATAGTTTTAAGAGATTCAACATATACACAAAATTTTAAATTTATGCCTAGAAGTTATAATATAACATCTATGGTATTTCACGATGAAATGGAAAATGTAGATTTTACAATAACAAACCCAATTTTAGTAACAGAGAAATATTGGATGCAATTTCAAGATAATTTGCAATTTGAATTTTTAAAAGAAAAACATACTTATACATTGACCTGTTATGACGATACAACTGTAGTTTATCGAGATAAAATAATGGTTACAAATCAAGAAATTTCTGAATATACTATAAATCAAGGTGTGTATGTTCAAAATGTTACTTCAAACGAATTTATAATTTATGAATAATATATCAGTTGTTAATTTATCAGCTTACACTTCGCCAGAAATCAAAGAAAACAAAAAGGCAAATTATATAGAATATGGTTCTGATAACAATTATTTTCAATACTTAATTGATAGGTTTTTGTATTCAGCTACAAATGGTTCTATTATTACTGGTGTTACTAATATGATTTACGGAAAAGGTATTTCTGCATTAGATGCTAATAGAAAGCCAAACGAATACGCACAATTTATTTCTTTAATAAAAGGTGATTGTCTTAAAAAAGTAGCATTAGAGCGTAAACTTTTAGGAATGGGTGCTATACAAGTAGTAATGGAAAAAAAGGTAGTTAAATCTATTGACCATTTTCCAATGCATACATTGAGGGCTGAAAAATGCAACGACAAAGGCGAAATAGAAAGCTGGTATTATCACCCAGATTGGACAAAGAAAAAACCAAGTGAAGAATTAAAAAGAATACCTGCTTTTGGGTTTGGAAACGGAAATGAGGTTGAAATTTATATCGTAAAACCTTATGTTAGTGGGTTTCATTATTATACTCCAATAGATTATTCGGGTGCTTTACCTTATGCTTATTTAGAAGAAACAATATTAGACTATTTGATTAACGATATTTCAAACGGATTTAGTGGAACAAAAGTTATTAATTTTAATAATGGTATTCCTACTGAAGAAATGCGTGACCAAATAAAGCGTGATGTTTTAAGCAAAGTAACAGGAGCAAGAGGTGAAAAGGTAATTGTAGCATTTAACGCAAATGCAGAAAGTAAAACAACGGTTGATGATTTACCATTAACAGATGCACCAGCACACTACGAATATTTAAGCAAAGAATGTTTTGAAAAATTAATTGTAGGACATAGAGTTACTTCGCCAATGCTTTTGGGAGTTCGTGATTCAGGCGGTGGCTTAGGCAACAATGCAGACGAAATTAAAACAGCTACTTTATTATTTGACAATATTGTTATAAAACCTTATCAGGATGAATTATGTTACGCTATCGACCAAATTATAGCGATTAATAATATTTCATTAAAACTATACTTTAAAACTATTCAACCTTTAGAGTTTACTGATTTAGAAAACACCCAAACGCAAGAACAAGTAACAGAAGAAACTGGTTTAAGTTCACATACTTGTTTAAATTCAGATTCTTTAGCTAATGAATTAATAAATAAAGGTGAAATATTAGGTGAAGAATGGTTAATGATTGATGAAACGGAAGTAGATTATGATGCAGAAGAAGAATTAGATGCTGAAATTAACTTTATAAACAACAAAAAAGAAGACAAATCTGTTTTATCTAAAGTATGGGAGTTTGTAAGTACTGGAACTGCTAGACCAAACAATAAAAGTCAAGAACAAGATAAAACTATTGATGGTGTAAACTTTATAACACGTTATGTTTATAGCGGTAATTTAAGCGGTGAAAGAGCATTTTGTAAAAAGATGTTAAATGCTGACAAGGTATATCGTAAAGAGGATATTATAGCAATGGAAGATTTTGCAGTAAATGCTGGTTTTGGACCAAATGGTTCTGCAAATTATTCAGTCTGGCTTTACAAAGGTGGACCTAGATGCCAACACAAATGGTTACGTAGAACTTATGCAAATTTAGAGGGTGTAAAAATAGACCCTACAAATCCAACTGCAAAACCTTTGAGTAACGCAATAGCTGAAAAGTTTGGATATAGAATTAGAAACGAAAAAGAGGTATCTATGAAACCTGCTGATATGCCTACAAAAGGATATACACAAGAATATTGGGATAAAATGGGATTTAAAAACTAACAAATGGCACAAGCATTATTTATAAGTAGAGATGACATTATTAAATTTACTGTATTAAATGGAAACATTGATACAGATAAGTTTATACAGTTTATTAAAATAGCACAAGACATTCACATTCAAAACTATTTAGGCACAAAATTGTTTAATAGACTTAATGACGATATAGTAAACGATGATTTAACACAACCATATAGCGACCTTTTAAGCACATATATTAAACCGATGCTAATACATTGGGCGATGGTAGAGTTTTTGCCTTACGCAGCATATACAGTAGCAAATAAAGGTGTATTTAAACATAATTCAGAAAATAGTTCAAACGTAGAGAAAAACGAAATTGATTTCTTAATAGCAAAAGAGCGTGATGTTGCACAAAGTTATACAAATAGATTTATAGACTTTATGTCTTTTAACCAAGTGACTTTTCCTGAATACAATGCTAATTCAAATGCTGATGTTTTTCCTGATAAAGATGCAAATTTCACTGGATGGACAATATAATAGAAACATACAAACCAAAAGAAATAAACGTAAAAAAATTATATTTATTTTTAAAAAAAATAGAAAATGAATCAAGTAAACTTTCAGCACATAAAAGCGGACACATTCGAAGAAGTAGCGTTTGAAATTAAAATAAATAATGTAGAGGTAGATTTATCAGATACTGTTATTCGTATGCAATTACGCAAAGAATATGGCGGTGTTGTTGGTTTATATTTGACTTCTGTAGCTAGTGCTGGAATAACTATAACTGATGCTGTAAATGGTTTATTTAAAATCAATACTCAAATTATAGATATACCTGCGTTTAATTATATTTATGATATTGAATTTAATTTTGATGGCGATGTTAAAACATATATTTCAGGGCATTTTTTAATTAAAAACGATGTAACAAGATAATGGCAGTAGACATAGTAATACAAGAAACGATTGATTTAGTAGATATTACGGTAAACCCTAATATTATTGAGGTTAATGTAACTAGAACAAGTGGAGGCGGTGGAACTCAAACACTTCAACAAGTAACAGACGAAGGAGCGACAACTGATAATACAATTTATGTTACAGATGGTACTAATGAAACTTCAATACAAATTGGTCAAGTCCAAATATTAGATGGTCTTGGTAGTTATGCACAAATAGGTACGCAAGGGGCTGGTTTTGCAAATGTAGATGGTACAAATTACAGTAGTGTAGGTTTGTCATCTTCTTGGGGTGACCAAATAACGGGGTTATTTTTATCAACACAAGACGGTACAGGTATTGCAGTGTTACAAATTAAACTGCCGCCTGAATATTACACCGATTTACCAGTTAAA